GCCACTTATATGCGGAATGTGGTCAGTCGCTTCTTTGAGGTCACTAGACAATAGTCTATAATCCTCATCAGCGAAGGTAACGTTTTCCATAGCATGTAGGAATAGCCAGGCTTGATCTGCCCTACACAATCCATCCTTAGCAGATGGAAGGAAAGCAAGAACTTCTCGAAAGAAATGCCCAACTGCTTGTTGCAGCACAACGACCCACCACTTAGTGGTGGTGACAATACGTGCCTTGCCTCCTGGTTCACAGGAAACAGCCGTTCGTGCATCTAATATGACATCAGTGACGTCTTCTTGAGATCCTAAACGGAATTGACGAAGTTCGCCATTAGTATTAAACAATTGCGATTTTCTAGCTTCGGTCAGAGCGCAATAGTAGATCTGTAAGCCTAAGGCTTCATCAAACCCCCATCTTGCATATTCCGCGGTCCCGGTGTTAAACCGGATATTATCTATTAATTGACCAAATATTGCAGGGTTGGGTTTCTCGGGTGTCGGATTCGGTACTCTGTACGTCTCCGTTCTGCCCCAAGTCCGCCATCTCGCAACACCGGCTTCTTCTTGTACTGTAATGCCCAGCGCAAGCTCTATCCGTGAGGAAACCTCCGGAACTACGGTCAAGATGCGAGTGATTTCCTCCATAATGAGGGATCCTCTGCCACCTTGTGAACACGGACGATCGAAATCGCCGGCTCCGCTGAGCGATATGTGTACTTTGCCAGACGGTAGTTGACCACCGCAAGCATCGTATGCCTTTTTTCCCAAATGCGTTGCAGTTTGGTATAGGCGTTCCATTGAACCTTGTGGAGGGTTGAATGGTTCTGTGACACTCTCTAGAAAAGTATCTAGACTTTTCTTGATGGCTTTCACTCCCCCGCACGGAAACTGGCGGGTGGAAACAAGGTGGGCTATCTTTGTAGCCTCCGCCTTGGTGCGTATTCCATCTCGGAGAATGTCTCTTAAGCCTGCTATCGAGCTAGTTAAACTAGCAAAATAGCAATGCCTTGGCATCGGGGGGCTAGCCCCTTCCGCGCGGCTTGCACGCAGCCATATGTATTCTCTGAATACTTTATAATGTGCTATAATGTCTTCATATCCTTTTGAATCTACAGCCAATTTAATTATCCTTGTAATTAATCTTATTGGCAGCTTTGTATATTCCTCGAGGCAAAACACCTCAGGAAAGGATAGAACGAGTGCGTCCATGATAGCATGAATACACTCCTCAACGTTCTTGATGACATTAATTGGAAATTCTAAGAATTTTCCGCTAGCAACACGGGATAAACCCGCATTAACTAGTCTTTTACTTAACCACATGGCTTGACCTGCAGTTAAGTGACTTCTTCTACTCAACTTATTAGCTACCCCAATAGTCTTATGTCCAACCTTCAAGCTGAAGATTGAACCGTGGCATTCCGAGCTGAATGCATAAGAGCCATTCTCTAACTTAGTAGAGGTGGGGCAGTAAATTTTTCGAAGAAGATTGAGACTACCTACTGCCATGCCGCTATATCTACTTTGAGTCTTAGGGCCCATAGTAAATTAGTTCGGCCTGGTTAACAATAGAAACTTAGTCTTGCTG